GACATAAGTCTATCCGCTCTCTCCTCTTCCATATCTCCTGTGGCGTTCTTAATGAGGTTAGATAGCCCATATCTTATAGCATCCATTGAGTGGTCAAAGCCTCCCTCTGGTTCATTTATAATCTTACCATCTCTGTCTGTAACCCATAAGTAGTTTCTAAACTCTTTAATGATGTTTATACTCCTCTTGGTCATTGATATCCTCTGGGCTTGGACTAACTGTATGCCGTTAGTGATACTGTCCCTGCCTTTCTCTGCCCCTACAATCGTCACTCCGTAGCTTGCTATCTCATCTATACTCTTTGGTTCTGCTGAATCTGCAACTACTAGGGCTGTAGGATGGCTTTGAAGGATGTCTGCTATCTGTTTATTGCTCAAACCTTTCTGGTGTGTAAGTTCGTCTAGGATATATCCTCCATTGTAATAGTAAATGGCTACGATTGATGTTGGGTCGTTGGTATATCCGAAGTCTAATCCATATCGTTCTAGTCTAGCTTCGTGTGGTATTTCATCTATAATCTGCCAATCCTTGTATATCTTGCCTTCTACTTCACCTAATTGTCCCAATCCATACACTTGCCACCACCCTTTACGATTCTTACGTTGTTCTAGTGAGTCTACAATCTGTTTGTCTAGGGCTTCGTTGTCTAGGTAGGTTAATGTTATTTCCTCTATGTCCTCTCTCTTGCCTTTTAATTCTGTGTAGTACCAGAACTCGTTAGATGGGTTCCAGTCTAGGAATATAAAGTCTTTTGTTCTAATCTCTAACTGTTCAAAGGCTTCAAAGGTGACGTTGTTTGCCTCGTTTATGAATAGTCTATCTCGTCTTGCCCCTCTTAACTTGTCTCCGTTGTCGGTAGAGAAGAACTCTATCTGTGAACCTGTTTCAAAGGTGTAAATGCTATCTGTGGCGTTCCATAGCTTGTCTTTCCAATATTTATGCTCTTGCATTATGTTCTTGAAGTCTCTAACAGCACCTCTCTTTAAGTGAGGAATACTCTCTGAACATATTGAGGTAAGCGTCTTTGTCTTATCACTCTGAGCCATTGCAATAAGGTATAAGATAATACTTATGGTCTTACTTGCTGAACTTCCTCCAGGGATTGCTCTAATCCTCTTGGTTAGGCTCAGTATCTTTGAGGTTGCTGTGGTTTTTTGGAATGGCATCTAGTATTGGTTGTGGTAGTTCTCCTACCAATAACGTATCTTCTGACGTAGGATTGCCCTCTGCCATCTTCCACACTACATCTTCTGGCAGTGTTGCTAGATATTCTATCTTTCTATCATCAGGCAAACTCTGTAAATACTCTCTAGCAAACTCCTTTAAGGTCTTTCCTTTCGGTCTACCATTTGGGTTTGCATTGTTTCCAGGGCCAAACTGATATGGTTTTAGCCAATCATACGATTTCTTGTGCGATTTATTCGTTTTTTCCTCCATTATATTTATTATTTACCTCGTCTCCTGTGATATTCCTCTACAGAACCCCAGTTTTGCTCAATCATCTTAGTATCTCTTGCTCTTCGTGCTTCATCTACTTTCTTTAGTCTGTTCTCTAAGTTTTGAATAGGTGATAGCATTGCGTTCTTTACTCCTCTTAATATGTTTCTTATTGCCATGTTTATTTCTTTTTAGATTTACCTGCTGCGTTTAATGATATAGCGATTATTTGTTGCCAACTTCTTGGTTTTCCATTAGCACCCCTAGCCTTACCCTTTTTCTTATTATCGGCTGATAATTCTCTTATGTTCTTTGATACGTTTTTTCCTAGTGGCATAGTTTTATAATTGGCTTATAACTTAGCGTATTATACCACGACCCCTGCTCCTCTAGCAATCAATTCCTTCTCTATTTCATCTCTTTGTTGTTGTGTAATCCAGTGTGTCCCCTTCCATTTAATCATATACTCATTCTCTAGCTTCATTCTGTTCATTCCGTGTATTTCTTCAAAGATGTTGGTGTGTACTGGTAAATCTGGTTCAAATTCTGTGTACTTAAATCCGTCTAACCATCTTACTTCTAGGTATATTGCGAGAGTTTTATCGTGAACTATAGGTAAATTAGGTAGTTCTTTAGTTACGAATTTACCCATATAGTGGAAGTTATTTTTGGTTAATACAACATTTCCTTTTATGGCGAACAATTTATCGAACATTGATATATCTTTGATTAAGGTTGTGTCCATTATGTGTACAAACTCATCAAAGACATCTTTTCCACGCTGTATTACTGCTAATTCCCATCCATTCCAATCGTTTACTACTAAATCGCACCAATAAGCTGTTAATCCCGCCTCTGTTAGGAACTCAGCAATTACTTCGTTGGGGTTATACGCATCGTTACTAACGATTAAAACTGGGTAGTTGGTGTCTCTAATACTCCAAAGCAGTGGCTTTAAGAAGTCCTTTGTAAACGCTGATGTTCCTACTACAATACCTTTTTTCATTTTGATACGATTTTATCTGGTAAACCCAGTCTCCTTAGGATTACATAACCACTTCCCCCATCTTCTACTGTGGGAAAGTCCTTTCTAATAGCGAACACTTCGCCATGTGTGCTTAATCTGCGGTCAAAATAGAAGTCGTGAGTGTCTTTTAGGGCATCTTTTATAAGAGGAATCTCCTTATCCCCATGCCATTCTCCCCTAATATGTTTCACAAGAGACATATAAGGCTTGAATGCTTGGAGTATCTGTCCTTCCATACCTTCTGTGTCTATTTTTAAGAGGTCTATTCTTGGGAAATTATACTTATCTATCAAGTCTTTGAGGGTTGATGCTGGAACCGCTATCTTGTGGTCTAGCTTACTTCCCATTGGCTCAAACAAATCCCACCTGAAATTGCCATCAACGTGTCCATTACCTGCCCATTTACACACATTGAAGGTCACTTCCTTCCTGTCGTCTCCTATAATTGCTTCCTCTATGTAAATGAGCTTATTGTCTGTGTTTAGTTTAGCATATTTCATACATTCTGGCTCTGGTTCGCAGGTCAGTATCTTGGCACTAGGAAAGATATTCTGGGCGTGCATTGAGAACATTCCTACGTTAGCCCCTAAATCCACGATGTATTCTATCTCTTTATCTCCTTCTGCTAGTTCCTTTAGACGATACTCGTCATCTTCTACCACGGCCTGATAGTGTCCTTCCACGCACTCTTTTAGCTCTGGTGAGTATTTCATTGTATTGAGTCGTAAAACTTTAAGTGAATGTCTCCTTGTGCAGTAAGTAGCTCACGCTGGGTATGGTACGAATAATGTACCATAAGGGCATCTCCAACAAAGTAGTTAGGTTTGTTATAAGATATCGGTAGTTCCCAAGAGATTTGAGGTTCTTCTATGTGGCCCAGTCTCATTTTCTGCTTACCAAACCAACACACCGAACAGATAGAGAACCTCTCAAAGTTAGTTAGACTTCGGCTTGGAAGATAGTATGCGTCTAGTGTTCCTTCCTCATAGCGTTTCCTGAAAGTGTTGTGAATGTGATTGATTAACCTGTTATCTGTGTAGTTAAACTCGTCTAGGTAGGCGTAGTCTGGTTGGGTTACATCATATCTCTTTACCTTGCCAGCCTCCTCGCTCAACGCCCCGTTCTCCTGATGCCAAGATGTGCAGATTGTGGAGTTGATTATGTTTGGGTAGATTACAAAAGCATCTGGGTTGTCTATTCGTGCTTTACAAATCTTTTCAATAGCGTCATCGGCACACCAGATAATGTCGTCATCAAATCTTATATAGATGGTGTCGTCATCCTGTGCATTGGCGAAAAACATATAAGTTTTAGTGGGATTAAACGTTTGAGTATCATAATAATAGTCATACGTTGGAGTATTTATCGGCCCTCCTATTCTGTAAATCTTAACCTTTGAGTGTTCCTTTTCCATGTTATCAAGATTTTTCTGGTCATTTTCGTCGGTTGTATTTCTCCAAAGTTGCCACTCATCTACTACCCCGTCATCTATTTTACGATAGATAAACTTCTTAAAAACAGATAGGTACTTTTCCCTACCCGCTGGGGTACAAACCACCACTTTATATGTTTCGTTGTTGTGTGTAATCATGTTCTTTTATAATCAAACTCTCCGACCTTAATAAATTTAGCACTTTCGATGTCCTCTGTTTTCATCCACGGCGCTGTTGCTCCAAACTTCAATTCGAGGGGAATAAACTTGCGAGCAATGCTCAAACCACAACGATAAGGAAACTCAGGGCTGTGTACCTCTTTTTCTGTTCCCAAATGGAGTATGTCGTAGCCCATTGCTTTGAAGTCGTTGACCATCTGTCGTTCTGGTGGACAAAATACCCAACCGTCTTTTACTTCATAACTTAAGCCCAAGGAGGTTTCGGTTGCCAACAGGTTCGTATCGTGAAAGGCAAAGATAGTTTTGTCTGTGATAATTCCAGCTCTCTTAAGGGTTTGGAAGGCACAGAGTTCTGCTTCGTAGGCGTGGCAGTCAAAGAATACCAAATCAACTGGTATATTATCTACATCTTCTGGGGTTATGTCTGCACAATTCTTAACTATCACTTTGTGATTTTCACCCTGTTTTGGAGTTTCTCCCTCAACACCCCAATCAACTGTATAGACAGTTCCACCATCTATCGCCTCACAAAAGTTCCTGGCACTATATCCGTGAACTCCACCAAACTCTAAAATACGTTTGATTCTAGTAACTCTAATTAGGGCAAAGAATAAGAGGGCTTCATCGTCTTGAATAGGCCCGGGGTTATTCTGGCTCTTGTCTTGCGTTAGGTGTGCTAGGTTATATGTGGTCATTTTGTTAAATTATACCAATCCTCACGTTTCTTCATAAAGTCCTTGTACCATTCGTCATACTGCCCGAGCCAATAGGTTTCGTTCATTTTAATGCCAGTACATTCTTTCTCTAAAGATGTGAACACGTTAGAAGCTCTGTTGTGTAGAACTCTTGCATATCCTGTTACTATTCCCCAATTAAGTTTGGCGAAGTCTTTAACTACTTCTAGCCCTCCGAAGATGTCGTCAAACCTCTCTGCTCCTTTGTATTGTCCAACCGGTGCGAAGTAAACGTAAGGTAGTGCTTCTCGTCTAAAGGCCAAATTCATCCCGCACATAGGAAAGAAGATGCCTTTTGGTATTACTCCTCGATAATAATTTGGCTTAAAAGCTGGGTCTACCAAGAGTTGTGTCGGTGCGTCATAGTCTGGTACGCCCTCCCAAACCCCGTGAGACATCATCACTTGTGCCTCGTTTCTTACTCCATAAGGAAATCCCCTCATGTAGATACCATCGGTTGCTGTCGTAAGCCAAGAGATAGGTACTTTTCTGTTGAGTTGGTTGATGTGGTCTTGGATTGGGTCGCCTATTGGTGTCTCGTCATCGTCTAGGGTGATGATATATTTAACTTCTGGTAGGTTTTGGGCTATGAATAGGAATCCTAACTGCCTACTTCCTGCACAGAAACTAGGAATGAGGTTGTGTTTTAGGTCTACCCGCTTACCCCTGTACTGGATATGTTGGTCTGCTCCGTCTATCACCAAGATAAACTCTACTTGGTGCTTGTCGAAGAGGGGTTGCCATGCCTCTAAGAAAGCGGGAATTGTCTCTGGTCTTATGGTCGGAAGAACTACGGCAATCATATTAGTTGAGCCAGCGCTTATTTTTTAATGACCAGTCTATGTATTTTTTGAGGGAGTCCTCTAGGTTGAATGGCATTACCCAACCAGCTTCTTTTAATTTAGTCCCATCTAGTGCGTAACGTCTGTCATGTCCTTTCCTTTCAACGTGGAAATCTACTAACTTATATTTAAGTTCTTTGCCCATTAGTTTAGCCACCATTATAGCCACCTCTCGGTTATCTAATTCATCGTCTGAAGTTACGTTAAAGCGAAGGGGTCTATCTTGCTCCCCCTTGCACATCTTCACTGGGATGTTTTCTATAATGTATTTGATTGCGTCAGCGTGGTTGTCTACATAGATGTAGTATCTTCCGCCAATAAAGTCATCGTTTCCGTGAATTGTTACTGTCTCCCCAGAGTCTATTAGTTTTATTAGTTTAGATAGGTACTTTTCATTGTCTTGGTTTTCTCCAAAGTTGTTGACTGTGTTCGTAATAACTAGGGGGATATCATAGGTTCTCCAATAAGAGATGGCAATAGCTTCTTGTGCCGCCTTTGAAGCTGCATAAGGATTGCTCGGCAGTATTGTGTCCCACTCTTTGTATCGGGTATCTAGTGGAGCAGAGCCATACACCTCGTCAGTTGATACCTGCAAGAAAACCTTTGGTTTAACTACACGAGCCAACTCTAGCATTGTTATAATCAGGTCGGTATTGTTCTTCATAAACGGAACCGGGTCTTCGATGGAACGATAAACGTGTGAATCGCTTGCCACATTGATAATGTAGTCTATCTGTGGAAAGGTCGAGATGGTGTGGTCTGTAAATTGGGTGGTCAGGTCGTGAGTTAGAACCCTTACTCTGTCTCTAAACTCTGGTGTTCTGTCAAATATCTCGGTTATTCTTTCAGGAGTCCCCTTGTGCCCCCACGATGCGGGGCAAATAAGGTTCCAGTCGGTTGTTTTCAGTAGATATTCGAGACAATGTGAGCCGATAAACCCAGAAGCCCCAGTCAAGATTGCAGTTCTCTTATAATGTTCTTGTTTATCTGTCATTTTTTGTTAGTTACTGATTAAATTTGCTTGCATTATACCATAATATGGCATCTTTGTATTTTCATATATTTATTCTTTTATCTTAATCTCTATAAATCAACCATAAAATTATTGCTACTAAAATTACGCATAAAACTATTACTGGCAATATATTTAAAAAAGTAGCTGGTGTATTACTTTGTGTTGCCATTCCTACAGCAATTCCTATTGGATAGTTGTTCATATATTCTCTTTTATCTTAATAATCTGCTCTTGTAGGTGGGAGAGGGTTACTTGTTTCTCCACTCCTCATAATCGGCATCATATTTGGGTGCAACTTCACAAGGACAAATTACCGCACCAATTTTATCTTTGCATTTGTTACACTTGTATTTAACCTCATCACCTGATGACGACTTGGTTTCTTGCTCCTCTTGAGAGGGAACGGATTGCTCCATAGCCCCCTCAAAGTGTTCGTATTCTTCTTGTGATTCGTAATTCATATCGTTTATTTATTACTTGTTAATGTTATCTGCTCTTGGAGGTGGGAGGATTAATCATTTAGTCTTTCTAATAAACTCTTTTTCGCTTTTCCCAGTAAGGCATTGGCAACTGAAGCGCTCATTTCTCCAATTATCATTCTTATCGCCCCCGCATTGTCAGTCTCCACCCTTACCGCAACCCCCACTTTATCTTTGTCAGACATATCATTAAGTTTCCCTACTGCTTCAAAAATTATCTTATGCTTCATTTCTTGGAGTTTTACCTTATATTCTTGCTCAAACTCCCCACGAACGTCTCGTTCTATTGACCACCACAGTTGTTCTTCCTTTGATTTGGTTAGTATCCTCATACACTTATTCTTTTATCTTAATAATCTGCTCCCCTTTCACTTTGTGTGGGGCGAGACTAAAGTTAAATCTATTAGCACATTTCTTTGAGCAGAAAACTTTATCCCAATCTATACTCCCTTTTTTATTTCTATTGCTTTTTCGAGGATTCTGGCGCAGACTAAATTCCTTTTCGCAATATTTGCAATTTCTTTTAAATTCTCCCTTAAAATTATAGGCGGTCGGTCTATTTTCTTGGTAACATTTAATACAAAGTTCAGGCAATTTTTCATCTGTGCAAACATAACTTAGACCTTGTTTCCCACAAATTTTGCACCTTCTATGCATTAGTCCTTTATAACGGGGGTTGTTTTCTGGAATCTCTCTGTATTTCTTCATACATTCTCCGTTTACATACTTTCCCAACTTATCATCAAAAATCCGCCCACAAGTTTTTCTAGTTAAGAATCTATAGATATTTTCTATGCCGTGTAGCGTATATTTTCTCTCTAAGGGTTTGCCACAAATTTCACAAGAACGACCTTTTAAACCTTCCCAAATCTTCTCTCTTGTTCTCATAGCTCCTCTGCTATATGAACTTCTTGTGTATGTGTTTTTATATCCTGTGTTTTTCATAATATTACATTTTTCTCTACATATCCTGTGGGGGGACGCTGTTAATCTGCTCTTGTAGGGGGGGTTAATTCCAACTTCCGCATTTTGTGCAGAACATTGTTGGTGGTGGTACACTTGCTGACCAAGTCCCCTGATACTGCCCTGAAACATAATTGTGTTCGTGAGTTTCGGGTTGCTTTATTCCTTCTGTGGTGGCGTTATGAATTTTAATATGCCAATAAAGTTCCTCGCTGTTTTCACGAAATTCTTTAGGGCAGAACGGACATTTTTCTATTTGTATCTTCATATATTTATTCTTTTATCAACTTGTAAGTATGCCCCTTGTCTGGCTTCTGTTTTGTTAGTCCTGTTTTTACATTTCCTTCCTTACTTACAATTAGGCATTTTGTTCCTTCTTGTTTTATAACTTTTCCGCCAAGAATGTCCTCTACTTCAACCAAAATATTGTCTGGTAAATCATATCCCCAACCACCAGAAGATGTAATACAACCCTTAAATCCAAATACTGTTGTGCATGTCAGTTTTTCTAAAATTGCTTTCAAATCCCTAGCTTCTTTTAATTCCTCTGTTAGTTTCTTATGCTTTTCAGCATATTCTTCGTTTAATTCCTTGATTATTCTATTGTGTGTTTTGTTTGTTATCATATATTTATTCTTTTATCTTAATAAACTTTTCCTTTTTGTATTTCTCTATAAGTTCTTGAATAAGTGGGTGGTCTGGGTTATTTTTCATTAAGTATTCATAAGCTACCTTATCCCGCAGTCTTTTTCCGTCAGTCAAATACCAGTCCGCCAAAGCACTCCATAACCAAACTTCTTCTTTATTTTGTTTTCTTTTCTTTTTCATATTTCTTTTATCTTAATAATCTGCTCTTGTAGGAGAGGAGCTGAATAATTCCTTAAAAGTTTTTCTACATTTTGGACACTTTGGTTTTGTTGGTTTTCCAAAGGTTGATAATCTTACTCGCCCTATATCGGCTTTACAATTTGGACAAGGATATTTTTCGCCTTTGCCGAAATACCCAATGATTGCTTCATCATTTTCATAAAGCATTTTTGGGTTCACTTTAATCAATCTTGTAATTCTATTTTTTGATACTTTTCTCGCTGGTCTTGGTTGCCAATTTTTATCATCACATTCTAAAATAACATAAAAAATATATTCTCCCCCAAACTCTAAAGCATCTTCTAAATGCAGGGCAAAGTAGGTATTCGGCTTAAATCCATTTCTTTTTATTATTTCAGTATTTTCTTTACTTGTGCCGTGATAAACTATTCTATTTCTGATTTCCTTTTTCATATATTTATTCTTTTATCTCCTACGGTTATTCTAATTTAGCCCCTTCTTTTAATGCCTTAAAGCAGTTATCTAGTGCTTTAGTGTGGGTTTCTCCAATTCCAACGTATTCACGGCCTTCAAATTGACACACCGCACGCTTTTTTGCTTCCCAAGTCTTAACTGATACTCCGTATGGCTTGATTGTCATTACTAGCTTTATCCCCCTTTCTTTCCTCCAGCGTCTGTACTGTATTTCTTTTATGTTTTGTTTGGTGAAGGTCATATCTATCTTTTTAACTTGTAAACAAAGTCCAGTCCTCTCCCGTATCCCCCTAGTGTTCGCTCGTTTTTTCCTGTGATTTCGTAGCCAGCTTTCTTTAAGTTAAGGATAATGGCGGACAATCTGCTAATGTAGTTTCTCAATGCCCAGTTTCTACTTACCTGACCATTCTCTTGAAGCTGTTTGATTACTATTTGTTCTTGGGATTTGGTCATTTTGGTTTACAATAAACTATAAATCCTCATTTTTACAGAGTCTATGTTGCTAGAGCAGGCTCCCAATTTTCCTACCATTTCCATTTCTTCTTGACCCCATTCGCTGGCTTTCCAGTTTAGTTCTCTCTGTGCGACAGATAGTTCAGGATTATTTACCATAAACATACCTCTCGCTTTCTTAATCGTAGCCATTCTCATTTTCATCTCTCCTTTTAATTCACAGAGGGTCTTGTGGTAATCCTCTAACTGCTCTTTAGTGAGAGAGATGTCTTTGACGGCTAGTAGTGTGTCGGTGAATTTCGTCATGTTAGATGTCCCAGTTATCTGCCTCTGGAGGGGGCTGTACGCCATCAGGAGCCACGTTTGCCTCTTCAACTAACGCCCATCCCTTTCTGTCGTTAAATGGCTTGCTAAGAGCAAAACTGATGTATTTGCCTTTCTCGGTTTCTTTGACCCACCCAGCACCGATTTCTACATATTCATCTCCGACCTTTGTAGAAAGTCTGTAATCAGGAGACTTGTCATTCTTCTTTTCAGTAACCTTGAAACAACTAAAGTTTTTGTATTGCATATTATTTTAATTATAGTAAGTCGTCCTCAAATGGTGGTTTTTCTAAATCCACCAACTTCTTCTTGCTCGCCTTGCTACTTGCGTGGTTTGCGTCATCATCCTCGGCTTGTAGCAAGAACAACGATTGAAGCGAATAGCGTCTGTAGTAAGTGATAGCACTACCCATCTTCTGTGGGTCTTGTTGCTCTGGTAGCAAAATGTCTGATGACACCAAAACCTTATCTCCATCTACCACCAGAGTAGAGAGGACTGATTTGCCCTCAATAACTCTTAGTGGTTGTAACACCACAAGCCCGTGTTTAGCAAGCAATGGTTGTAGCTGTGCCAATAGCCCATTGATGTCCATATACTTACTCTTAAAGAAGGGGTTGGTCTCTGTTTTAGAGAGAACACCTATCTCTGTTTGAATTTTGAGTATTTTATCCATTTTGTTTATATTTAATCCTAGCCAATGCTTTTTTATTCTCTTGAGTAATAATTACTTGAATTGCGTTCATCTGTTCGTAGTCGTCTGATGTCATTGTTTCGCCCATCAGATACCTGTCAAGAACACGATTCCACTCCTTTCTCTCAAGCCCATTCTCGCAGACTATATCATTCATCATTCTTGACATCCTCTGCTTCTAAATCTTCTTCTGCTATGTTCTCAAACACACTACTTGGATAAACTATTCCTGCTTCTACTGCTAAATCTTTTGCCATTTCCTCTATCTCGCCAAACTCTTCCATAATGGTTTTGTGGTCTGCGTCTGGGGCTTCTTGGCAGTAGCATCTCTCTTCATCACACATTCCATTTTTGTTGTTGCAGGTCATATTAGTTGATTAGATAAACTATTAAGTGAATCCCGAAATATACGAATACTGCTGTTATCACAAACCACACTCCGAAACTCCACGCTTTTTCTTCGTCATATCTCTTTCTTAATTCTTCTCTAAGATTTGATTTGTACATTGTTTTTATTCTTTCCCTTCGCCTAACCCCGATATAACTCAAGGGCTAGGCGGAGAGAGTTATATCTTATAAACTCCCCTCCGATTCTCTGCGAGTAGTGTCAACGACGGGCGAACCACACCATCACTACCGCCTTCCTCTGTTTATATCTTATACTATATGGATATGGTGTCAAGCAGAACTGGGGATAAGAATAGTGGCTCTACTTAGCCTTAATACTGCCCCAAAAGCAACGACCGAATGAATAACCCCTATTCTCTGCATCTAAACATTTTGATTTTAAGAACTGTAAATCTCTTACGTCTTTAATGTCGCCTAATTTTATTGCTATTAACTTTGTTGTAAATGGTCTGCCTTTTTTATTTCTTAATCTCTCGTGAAAGAATTTGATAAGTTCTGCTCGTTCTGAAAGAATCTTGTTATTCTTTCTATTCTCTAAAAGGGAGAAGAGAGATTTCATATCTTTCTTTCTACTGTTACAATGGTGTCGTTGTGTGCTCCTCCGTGTGCCACTAATAAAATCTCTACTATTTCAAAGCCCCGATTTTTCCCCATTCCCGATGAGTTCCAGCCGAACGATATTACATAGCCCCCTTTTTTAATTATTCCAGCTAGTGGGTCTTTTACTCTTGAATAAAACTCTGCTGATGTATCTCGCCAATTTGGTTGTAGTCCACTTTCTTTATAGTGTTCGCTTATCTGTCGGTTAGAATATGGCGGGTCAAATAACGCCCCACTAAACGGGGTGAAAGAAATAATGTGCTGGGTTACAGGATGACCTTCTACAACATAAGACCTGTCAGTATACTGATTAACAAAATCCTTGGCTTCTAGGTGGTATTCTGTTGGTGCTTTTGGGTTAATGTCATTCTTAAATTCTGCTGGACTGTTCCAACCAGCGAAAGGGTCAATCCAACCTTTGCCAACCCTATATCTTTCAAGAAGTTCGGCAATGGGCTTTATTGTGAAGGTCGCAAAACTCGGCATAGCCCATACCCTAGTTATAATCGGTTCTTCTTTCATTTCTTTCCATTCTACTACTACTCTCTAGCTAGTCTAGTAATAACTGTGGATAACTATTCTGGTTGTTTCCAGCTAAAATCTTCTTCCTCTTGGAATTTTCTTTTAAGTTCTCTGTACTTTGAACGAGAAATCTTGAAAATTCTTTCGTGCCTTTTACAAACATAATTCAATGGTTCTTCTTCCATCTTCCAACCACAAGCGGGGCAACAATCTTCTTTAATCTTGTCCCAATCTAAATAATCCCCAAACTTCATCTTAATAGGTTTAGGCAATTCTTTCTCTATCTCATTCATCTTGTCTATGTCTAATAAATCTTTAGCTTCCATACTTTTAATACGTATTATTTAATACCTTCTTAGATTTCCTAGATACGCCCCCTTTATCCCCACAGTATTGAATTGTGAGAATAAAGAAGCGAACCTTACACCTTCTTGAGTTTCCGTGACTATTTTCCCATGTCACAAGGTTCACTGGAACGAGGCAATTTATAGTCCCCCCGTTATACCCCCAGACTTCCTCTTAATACAAACGTCTCACCCCCTTTGCGAGTGAGTGAGACGACTGTACGCAAAGGTTATTGTAATAATATCACACCTCATACGGCTTATGCAACCTTTTATGCAACTATATCTGTGGATAACTCGGCAAGCTCGCCTTCTAGCCTTTCCTTGACCTTTCTGTAGTATTCCACATTTACCTTAATAGTTTCTCGGTATCTCCTTTTAAGAAGTGCGTCATACCATTCTTGTCCACGATTCTCTATAACAGTTCCGTGTACGATGGGATCTCTTGCTTGGTAGTGTCTCATATGACATCCCTGACAAATCGGTATTAAATTATCCCAGTCATATCTCAGTGCACTTGATACAGACTTGGGGTGAAAGTGGTGTAGGCAGTTTATGACCCCATTACAGATTTCACATTTTGAAAACTTCTTCTTGCCTATTTGTTGTAGCAAGGTATCGCACTCTTTTTGCAGTTTTGAAGTAGCGGATTTCATTTTTTTAATACCCAACTTAAGGCGTCCCCAATGGTCTGATAAGTAGTCCTCATTCTTTCAATGATAGCTTTCTTTTTAACTCCTTGACCCATTAACTTAATTATCTGGTCATAGCGAGCAGTGTTTCGTTGTCTTTTCCTTTTCTGTCCGTCATATCCGCAAGTGTTACACATCGCCCCAATTGGCAGTATAAAGCCCTCCTCACACTTACACGCGAAATGAGTGGCTCTTGCTCTGTGGTGGCGTTTAAGGGGCTGTTTTGGGCTTTCCATAGGCATATTATAGCACCGATACCATAATTCCCCTGTGGATAACTTGACTTTATATTGGTATATGTATATGATATAGATGTTGGCTAGTCCAGCTTACCTTTTGTGAGTAAAGAATGAATAACTCTCCTATAGATAGAATTCACCCGACCTCACGCATTGTGGGGTCGGTTTGCGTACTGCAACCTACCTTAAAAGCCATTTGCAGTCCGTTTTTAGTAGGTATTTGCCCTAAACCTATCAAAAATAGTATAAAAAAGCCCCGATGTTTTGGGGCTTTACTTCTTGTGTTTGGTAGTTTCGTCTTGCCACCGACACGACTGACAGACGTGTTCGATGACCTCTATCCTTCGGTTTTGTGAAAGGGTGACAACCCACTCATAAGCTGGATTGTCGTAAATCACTTCATCACAGAAAACATACGGAACGATGTCACATCCAGGATATTTTCTGGGACAGACTGCGACCACAACAGGGTCTTTGGGCTGAATGTCGTTGTAGCCCAGAACTCTCTTTCGAGCTTTCATAGACCACCTCCTACGGGGGGCGACACACCATTCCTTCGGCATCTCATCTGTCTCCTCCTTTGTCATGCGGTGGTTCTTTGAGTGTTTCAATGAACTTCCCCATACATTCCTTACAGATACTCGTCACCCTGATTGCTGGTGTCTTCTCAAATGTCTTCTCAACCGCTTCGTACGCTTTTTCTTGGATGACCTTACCGCACCACCCACAGCATATCTTGTTCTGTGTCATTCTCTGCCCCCCGACACGTTGAACTCTCTGCCAAACCACCGAGCTTCTTCCTCACTTGAAACTTCAGGATGAAGTTCGGGGCTTGGTTCTGCTGGGGGTGCAGGAGAAAGGATAATCCTCTCCCCACACCACGGGCAGACCGCCACGATTGGTTTCATACATCCTCCAAGAGATTGACGATTCTCACTGCTTCTGCGTGAGTCATCCCACGCATACGAACCCTCTCAAGTGCTTCCACGATTTCCTCTGGAAGACGACTGTCTTCAGCGTGGTACAACTCGTGGATGATAGAGCTGGCGATTGCCTTCTCCTTATCCACAGTAATCAACTTCTTGTCGTAATCACAACGTGCCATGCAACCATTGCATGCCCTTGCCACAATTCGCCATCCGTGACTACGGAGGCGGTTGGCTAGTCTGACTTCTCTCATTTTAACCCCCTCGGATATGGGCAACAACTTGCCAGAACTTCGTAAACCATTTCATAAAACCTCACTATGTTTGTGAAAGAACTTTGATATTTGCAGGTGGGGAACGGCAAGTAAGTTTTATGTGCTTTCTTCCAAAAGGGGCTGAACTACTTTGAGTACAACCATTTCGCCGATAGTGCTTTTTCTTTAATCAGTCTTGTGACCGAACCACTATCCGCCCCCATTTCCTGTCCAGCACCGATACACAGTCGTTAGGACTCGGACTTGCCTTATGAAAGGTACTTCACCCCCCATCTACAAACATCTGATAAGCACTGGTGGGGAAGTCTAGCGGGCTCATCGTTTGCCTAAATCATAGTATCCGTTATTTAATCGGGCGATACGATTCATACGCCACGGACACAACTCTAGCTAGAAGTTGCTATGCCACCTCCCCCATCAATGCTCATCTCTGACTACATTATACTCTTCTCTTGTAAATAAAAAACTAAAGCTGTGGATAACAATCGCCATTAGATTTCGCCTTGGAATTTTCGTAGTCTGCTGTCACCCTTCTTTGGAACTCGTCTCGGCAACAAACTAGAGCACCGTTTATATCATTTATCGTGGCGTAAGATTTTCCCTTATTCTTTAGATACTCAAGAATAACCGTAGTTAGCTTGTAGTTTAATTCCCCAGCTGTTTCTGGTGGTAAGCCAGAGTCTATGTCGTTGCGTTTATCTTTGAGGATATATGGACACATATTATTCGTATTTAATCTTGAGCAAAAGAAATCTTGCGAATACGTGTTCTATCTTCGCACCTCTCGAATCCTTCCAGTGGGGCAACATAATCATTGTCGGTCTGTTCCAAAAGATATACCACAAGTCTCTCGCCATATACCTACTCCACGACCAACCGACTTGTTCTAAGCGTGCGGGGTTAAACACTTCAATGTCCTTTCTAAATGTTTCAGCGTCTTGGTGGAGCCTGCGTTCTACTTCATAGAAGTAAGCAAACTCTGATTTTTCTTTGCCCCCATTGCTAATTTTTCCAGAAATATAATAGGTTGTCATTTTAATCACTTTTTCTCTTAGGCTTTGCGTATGGTGGTTTGGCAATCCCAAAGCCACCCCT